ATAATTTTACTTTGATAAAGTTTTCTGAAAATAATTGATTCCCATATAGCAGTTACACCAAATGTGTCTTGAAAATTAACACCACCTTTGTAGGCCATAGTTATAGCCAACGTAATAAGTCCAAGTTTTTCTTCGAGCCTGTCAACAAGTTGTACGTCTTTCATATTATAATCAATGTACTTTTGATAATCATCTTTATATAGATTTTTAAGTGAACCTGATTCTTCATATGAAAGTTTCTTTTCACCAAGTACAACATAAGCAATATGATTCAATGCATATGATTCTTGTGGACCATAAGTGTAACCAAACTTTTGAAACAATTCCATATAATCTAAAGTTTGAATACCAGGAATTTCATAAACTAAATTTTCTCTGCCGCGATACATAACCTTTCTAGGTTCTGGTATTTGTAAGCCATATGGTGAAAACTTGTGTAAGTATTCTATACCTAGTACTTGAGATGTACGATTAATTACGTAAGGAATATCAAAAAATCTTGTATTCCAACCTGTAATGACGTCAGGTGTAATTTCTGGATGTGACCAGAATTCTATAAACTTTTCAAGTAGTTCTTCTTCACTATTACATTGAGTATATTTAACATCACTTATAAGTGCTGTTTTAGTATTAAAGTCGCCATAACCCCATACATGATATGTAGAGAACTTACTAGACTTGTACGATATCGATAATATTTTATGAGCTGCTTGATCTGGATGAGGGAAGCCATCATCATAATCTGTTTCAATATCGAATGTACCAACGTTAATTGCTCTACGATCAAATTCAATATCATTTGGAAATTTATCCATTACGTACTGAGAAATATATCTTTTATTACCATAAATTTTTCTACCTGAAACTTCGAGGTTATCGCGTAACCATTGTCCAGCTTCATACATACTTTTAAAATTTATTGATCCAACATTATGACCATCAATACTTTTGTAACCAGTTTCGTCTGGTGTAGTAACATAGAACTTTGGTTCATAATGATCTTTTTTAGTAACTCTATCGCCATTAGATGAATAACCGCGATAGTATATGTTACTTTTAAATCGATATAGGTTAGTATAAAATGCCATTAATAAGCTTCTCGTTTAGGTGGAGTCCAAGGTGTGTCGCCGTGGGTTAAATAATAGTTGATTAATTTATCAACATTGATGTTATATTTTTCAAGGTCAGATTTGTGATCCTGAAGATATTTAATTTTGTGATTGTAATCCGGAAGGGATTGAAAGTGTGAATAGATAACTGATAATTTTGATGTTGTCAAAGTGATTCTCCTCATTTTTATAGTATTATTATACACTAGTTTTGAGTAAATGTACACCTTTTTGTTATTAACATGTTAAATAAATTATACAGCAAATGATTCTCCGCAACCGCATTGAGCTGTTGCATTAGGATTTATAACTTTTAGGTATGATCCACCAAATTCTGTTACGTAATCTACAGTGCAACCTATGACAAACATTTCTGCTGTTCGGTCTAGCACTAAAATGTTTTCAACGAGTGTACCTTTTTCCAAATCATTGGTCATGTTCCACTCGTATTGAAAACCTGAGCAACCACCGCCATTGACTGCAAGATAAGCATATTTTTTATCATGCGCTTTGGCGGTGGTGCTTAAATAGTTTCTAGCATTTTCTGTTAAAGTTATCATTTTGGCAATGATGCATCTATCCCTTTAACATATTTATTCATGCTTAGTAGTTCTCCAACAGAATATTTACCATTAAATGGTTTAATATCACCGTTCATAACTTTCTTTTCAGTATCTTTAGCGATAAGCGCAATGTTATCTGGCATATTAGTATATGGTGCCATTTTTACCATTCCACTTTTCATATCACCCCAAGTATCTGACTTTTTCCAAGTGCCGTCTATAACCTGGCCAACTCTTTTGATATAGTACGGAGACCAATCATCAATAATAGCTGTAAGTTGTGCTTTTGGAGCAAACTGATACATGTTACTTGCTTGACCGAATGCATACACACCTTGTTGTTGAGCAACTTGTAGTGCAGCAGGACTATCAGTATGTTGTGTAATAATGTCAGCACCTTCACTAATTAATACCTTTGCAGCATTACCTTCTTTAACTGGATCATACCAGCTATTAACCCACACCACATCAATATCAAAGTCAGGGTTTACACTTTTAGCACCTAAGTAAAAAGCATTAATACCTCTTACAACTTCAGGTATTGGAAAAGAAGCAATGTAACCTGCTTTACCAGTCTTACTCATATGACCAGCAATTACGCCTTGAACATATCTACCTTGGTAAAACATACCAGAATAAACTGACATATTATTATTAGTCTTATAACCAGTAGCATGCTCAAACTTAATATTTGGAAATTCTTTAGCGACTTTTAACATTGGTTCCATGTAACCAAATGAAGTAGCAAATATGATATCCATACCTTCTTTAGCTAAACCCCTTATAGCTCTTTCAGCATCTGGACCATATTTAACACTTTCCATATATGTAACTTCTACTTTATCACCATAAGCTTTTTCAACAGCTTGGCGCCCCTGGTCATGCATATAAGTCCAACCGTGGTCGCCCACTGGTCCGATATATACAAACCCAACTTTTAATTTATCAGCAAATGCCGAAAAACAAAACAAAAATGCCAGTGTCGCCACTGACGCGATGGTCTTCATATTCATTATTATCTCCTGTTATCGTACTCTAGAAACAGAGCCGTTTGGTTTTGCTAGGAATGCTTCAAAGGAAACATCCGGGTAGTCTTTTTGTAATGATAAAAACATTTTTAAATTAGACATAGCATCGTCAAATAATCTTATTCTTTTATATATTTTCTGATCTAAGTATTTTTTAAAAATAATCTTTTTATTATCTGCAGCTGGTCCTGAACCTAAGTTGCCAGCTCTTTCAACATAGATTTTATCTATGTCAATTCTTTGATTTCTAAATGTATCTAGGAATGTTTTCTTATTATCAAAGTTAGGTCTTGCTGTTACGATAATAACTTTAGACCCTGCTCTTGTAGCATTTTTTAAAATTGCTCTAACTTTGTTAATCATTCTTGCAATTGGCGTGGACGTCTGCTTAAATACCTCGGCGTTTTTGAATTCTCCGAAGTCGTAATCTTCACCAGGTTTTTTCTTATACGTGTTAAATTCTTGGTTATCCAATTTTTTAACGATTTTGCCATTTTTTACTACATGCACTTTGGCTTTAGTTATAAACATAGTTTCATCTATGTCAAATATAGTTAAACCTTTTCCTGCAGCCTCTTCTAAATATGTTTTAAAATTAATCATTATAGTTATTATACCATAGTTTTTTGCAAAAGTAAAGGATTATTTTACTTTATTTGCTATTATTTGTATATATCTTATTAATATGATCTTCGAATTCTTCAACTTTTTGTAGTCTATTAGGCCAGAGGATATATTCTTTTTCTGGATTTTTCTTTAAATTTGATAACAAAGGCATTATTGCATTATAAAGGTTGTCAAGCGTATCTTGCTTGGATGTTAATAAGTGTTCTTTACCACTAACTTCTTCTTGTGTTTTCTTCACTACATCTAATTCATCTTCAGTTACTGCAGTAAAACCAAAATCAAAGTCTAAGTCAGACATTAAGCTAATGCTCTCATTCTTTTAACTAATCTTCCAGCTCTGTTTGGAACTTGTCTATACCACGCAGAGTCTATCATTTCATCTGCTGCCTTATTCCAATCTTGTGCATCAACGCCAGCTTTCATACCTTTAAACTTTGAAAGTCTAGGTCTTCCCATATTAAACATCATGTTAGCAATGATTAATTGGACTTCTTCTGGCAAGACATTAAATCCGTAATATAATTGCTCACAATCTGCGAGCACGATTTGGACGTCTGAATTGAAGGCTTCAATGACTCGATCTTCTGAGACAGCAGTTCCAATTTCTTGTCCGTGTTCTGGATCAGAATCAATAACCAAATGCCCAATCCCAAAAGTGGCATAACCCAAGTGATCGTTGTAAATTTCATATTTAACTCCTTCATCCAATTCAAGTTCTTTTCTTAACTGTTCTATATTCATTCTATATCTCCTTATAAAATACTATTTATAATAAAAAAGGCGAGCACCGCTCGCCTGATTTAATTTGTATACAATACTAATATCTTTCGTATTCTTTAGCAGTTTTTTTATTTAATTGCATGATGATATGCTTTAAATCTTGATCTTTGCCATAGAAACCAAGTTGCTGTAATTCTCTTGCTACGTGCGCATTTGCAGCCATTTGTCTACCTACTATGATAGCTCTTAATGTTTTTTTAAATGCGTTAGCAATGAATTCGCACACTTGACATGTGATATTGTAAGTTGTAGTTAAAGTTGTCATTTAATTTTCCTCGTTAATTAATTGTAATTTTACGAGGTCGCTTCTCTTCTGGTAGGACTACCTTTAATTGAACAGATAATATTCCATCCTGAATGTCTGCACCGTCTACTTCCGTATATTCGGACAGTCTAAATGATCTTGAAAACTTTCGAGCACTAATACCTTTATGGACATACGCGTCTTGTTCTCTACGCTTAGGTCTATTACCAGTAATGTTCATAACGTGGTCTTTTACTTCAATATCAATATGATCTTTCTTAAAGCCGGCTACAGCCATCTCAATTTCATATGTCATATTGCTGTGTTTAACAACGTTATATGGCGGATATGTATCCTTCGCGTGTGAATGGATATTTTCCAGTTGATCAAAAATGTGATCGAATCCCAAAAAAGCATTTCTTGGGTAAATAAAGTTTTTAGTCATAATTGCCTCCTATTGACTAGCAAGGTTAAACGAGACCCGGTTATCGGCGCCTCTATAATATATATAGTATCTACTTTCTTAATTTAAACCAGTAGATCCAAATTTTTTTTCATAAGCTATATTAAATCTTTCTTCTCTTACCCAGGCTTCTTGATTGTACCATATTCTTTTAAAGTAATTATCGTAACAAGCCAAAGCAGTTTCTTGAGTGATGTCTAAATGACCTTTCACTAAAAAGAATATTCTATATGCTTCTTTAATTTTATTTTGTTCCATTACCAATATTATATTTTGGACACAATTCCCATTTATCTTTATCTTTAAATGAAATTATTTTGATTTGTCTTAATGGAGTAATAGGCTGCAACTGTTCTTTATTTTCTACAGTTAATAGTCCCCAATCACTCATTAGTGTTGCTATAGTATTTCTACGTCCAACATCATTTTCTTCAAGATTAGATTTTTTTCCGTCTAATAAAAAGAGCTCTTTAAAATGCACGATAAAATATCGGCCTTGTTTATGCAATATATGGCAAGACTGATAAAGCTTATTATCTTTACGTGATGCCACACCTATTCGAGTAAGTGTCTCTCTTATTTTAAGAAAATCGTCTGGTTCGTTTAATGTAACCTCTAGCATATTTGCTGGGTTCCATTCTACAATGTTATTTTCTTCCACCTTTTGCCACCTTATTTTTCAATTCGTTTATATTGTCAGCAGTAAGGAGAGTTAAAATTTGTCGGGCTTTTTCGTTGCTATAGCCATAATATTTTTTAACCACATCCAAGTCACTAATTTGTTCAGGTTTGAACCATTTAGAAAACCTTTTACGTTTTCTAATTATATTTATAAAAAAATCAAATTGAAGGCGGTTATCTATGTGATGATTACGATTCATCTCGTTTGCAGCTAATACTGTATCTGGAAAGTAAGATAGCTGTCTATTAATCATGTATGACGAATATGCTTTTTCAGCAACATCGTCAATCATGATATCTTTCTTAGTGTAATTTATAGCATTCGAATATTCAAAAGGATTCATTATATGTCCTATGCACTTTTAAGAGGAGCCCAGCTTTCTACACCACCAACATAATTATCATAATCAATTTCTTGTTCTATATGTTTTTTGGTAAGTTCTAAAGTTGGAAATTTATTTAAATGTGTGTTGTCTAAATAAAGTTGAGGTACTGTTCTATGACCATGTTCTTTTAAAAATTCTTTAGCAAACAGATCATGACTTACATTTACTTCTCTCCATTTAAAGTCCCATTCAGCAAGTTTCTTTTTTAAAACATGACAATAGTTGCAATCATCTTGAGTATATAGCGTTAAGTTAAGTGAATTGTACATCTGACATTACCTCCGTTAAACATGCTACCACATTAAGTTCGTGGTCAGCAACAAATGCATTTTTATATTGATAGTCTGCAAGCAAAAGCACGAGCTGTGGTATTGATTGTGGCGCAACTTTATCTGACATTCTGTCGTAAATAGCTCTAAAAATAGCGCTTGCATCTGTATCTATATTGTTTACTACCCAAGATCGCATACTTTTGAAATTTTTATTTTTTAAATGAGAGAATAGATCATCGAAGTTTTTATCTTGTAAATTAGCAACAATACCTGAATCGATGCGGCCATTAATAGAATATCTTTGAAGTTCATTTAATACTCTACGCCAATCTGGTGCAAATTTAATTATAAGTTCAGCCAAAGGCTTATCGTCATATTCAATTTTTTCATTATCTAAAATAGTTTTACATCTAGCCATAAAGGATTCACATAATTCAATCATAGATTTTTTGGATGTATTAAATTCATATACACCGCATCGTGAATGTAGTGGCTCGATAATTCTGTTTTTAAAATTACAAGTAAGAATAAATCTGCAGTTATTGGAAAACTCTTCTATAAAACCGCGTAACGCTGGTTGTGTAGATTGTGGATTGAGATAGTCAGCTTCATCTAATATAACAACTTTATAACCACCTTGTAATGAAACAGATGATGCAAATTGTTTTATCTTAGTTCTTAACGTATCAATATTACCTTCTTCAGAACCGTTGATAAGAATGAAATCGCAACCGAGCTCGTTACATAGAGCTCGGGCGACTGTAGTCTTACCTAAGCCGGCGGTACCAGTGAACAACATATTAGGGAGTTCACCGCCGTCGACTATCTTTTGGAAGGTTAGTTTTAAAGATTCAGGTAAGATAGTTTCTGATACAATCTTAGGCCTATACTTTTCAACCCATAGAAATTCATTACTCATTATTTCTTTGGCTTGTCATTTGCAGGTTCTGCTGCAGGGCTACTATCACTCATAGCGTCTTCTTGCTGAAGAGCTTCACTAATTTGAATGATTTGAATACATTGGTCTCTTAAGCTACCAATAGTAGAAAGCTCTTCGCCTTTGAATCCGCCTCTTTGAGTAACAGCATCTATTACTGCTACAGTACTTCTACTTGCTTTATTAGCAAGGTCTTTTAGTTGGTTTAAATTTTCTGACATGTCACACTCCGTAAGTTGATGTTTTTTCAAGCGCAATCCAATATTTTAAAGGTACTTCTTTATTTTTAAATTGCGTTATTAGTTTAGAAGATATTTCTACTTCATAATCACCTGGTAGGATTTTAAGATTAGAAATACTTATAATAAAGTTAAAAACAGCGTCCTGTTTAAACTCGCCGTCTATATCAATAGAAAAAGCATTTGATGTTGCATTTTGGTTTTCAACAACTGACAAACTTAATATGCCATCTTTTGCTCTTATTGACACTTCACTATGACCTAATGTTGATGCAGCTTTTTTTAGTTTGTTAAGTGTATCATTATCTAGTACAAACTTGACATCAGCCTCAGGCATAGTAACGTCTTTAGTGGGTGTTGTTAATGTTTCTTCAGCGGCATAAAAATACTTTACTTTAGATCTGCCTGATGAATCTGAAACAGTAACAAAGTCTTCATCAAATTTTAATGATGGAGTGTCGACTAAACCCATTACTCCAATAAATTCATTTAAATCGTATATGCCGAAATCTTTTTCAAAACTTTCAGTGACATCGGCAGTTGCCACCACGTTTCTTGCTTCACTTATTGTTTTAATATTCGATCCAGATTTAATCAATAAATTTTGATTAATGCCTGAAAAGTTTCTTAAAACTTGTAAAGTGCTTTCACTTAATTCCATAATTAATAACCTTCCTTTTTGATTTTATAATAGTATTATACCATAGTTTTATATAAATGTACACAGTTAATTTCATTTAATTTTTTATCTTAGAAAAATTTCGATCTTTTATAAACTCAATCTTGGATTCAAACTTACCATCAAGTATATCTCCTTTGTGCGATATAATAAAAGTATTACTATCAGCATCTAATGTGTGTAATATTTTAAGCAAGTTTTCAATACCATCATGATCTAGTGAAGAATCAAATGTTTCATCAAGAACTAATAGGTTAGTTGCTACTGAGTTTTTCATTTTAGCAATTTGTCTCCACGTAAACAATAATGATAAATCTATTCTTTGCTTTTCGCCTTCACTAAATGAATCATAAGTAAAATCATCTCTGTGTCTTGATCTTATTGTTTCATTAAAATTTTCATCTAAGTTGAAAGATACGAAGAAGTCCAGAGTTTGGAGATATTGATTAACAAGTTTGTTAATTGTTGGAAGATACTGTTTTATAATTTTTGTTTTAATACCAGTATCTCTTAACATTTCAGCAATAATACCGTTATAACCAAATTGCTCGTTGAGCTTGAGTTTTTCTTCAAATAAACTTTCTTTATCATTAGT